GTAATGCGCCTAGGTCAGCATTCTTAGCTAGAACACCAGCAAATATAGCAGCATCGCCTAGTAATGGCGCAACACCAACAGCATTTAAAGCAGCCTCACCATAGTTGCCTTTGTTATAAGCTCTAATGGTATCGTCAACCGCTGCTACATCACCAATACCCGGTAACAGTTCACCAATAGACGCTACATTCTTACCTATCTGTTGTGCGCCATATCTATTAGATATAATACCAGTATCACTTAATACATCAGCTACACCCTGACCTGCCTTCTCCATTAAGCTAGGCTCATATGGTGCGGCAATGTCAGCTTGTGGTGCTAAGGTATCTGATACCTCACCAGTAGCCCTCTTCATCATGTCAGCATTAAACTTCCGCTGTAAGAATGCACGTATTTCGTCATCACTCATATCATCAGGAAATGACATTGGATTAGCAACACCTAAGACTCTAGCTGGGCGCATTAACAAAGTCTCCGGTAGCTGGGTCAAATACTAGCATATTATCCTGCATAGCACCGTTTAAGTCTTGGCCTGCTTTAAGCTCCAATTCAGTTAGTTTAAGTGCTAGGTCCTCACTTGCTTTCTTGCTATCAGCCATCAGCTTAGCTTGGAACTGTTCATTATCAGATTGTAACTGAGCTACTTTAATCTGTGCATCGCTCTGTGCTTTAACTAAGAATGCCTCTTGCTTAATCTGTTCAGCCTCAGCTAATGGATTCTGCATAGCTGCTGCTTGCTCTTGTAACTGTACTACCATCTTATTAAGTATTTCGTTCTCGGCTTTAAGTGTCTCAGTGTTTTCCTCTGGGTCATTAAAGAACTCGCTAACTCTAGGGAATCCTGCACCCTCTACGATACGGCTTAATGTGTTGTATATATCTTGTTCATCGGCAAGTGTTGAACCTTGCTGAATTAGTGATTGCTGAATACCATAGATACCCTGTAATGTTTCTAGACTCTTCTCGTTGTCACCAGCACCTAAGCCTACGTTAGATTGTACGTAGTGTGAATACTTCCATGCTTTAGGGTTAACAGTTAATGCTTTACCTAATACTCTAAACTCTGTCTCTGTGTTCTGGTAACGCGATACCAACCATGCAATACCTTCGTACAGCTTTCTGAATCCAGTCTCACCATAGTTACGTGCTATCAATTCTATCTTAGCATCTGAACTATCTTTAACACCGTTGAAACGTGTTGCTGTCTCTTGGTTTAACTTATCAGCTTCCAAGCCTTGGTTAGCCATTAATGAGCCAGTAGCCTGTGCCCTAGTTGAATCAACATACTGTATAACTTGTAATGCTTCTTGGCCGATGTAAGGAATGGATAATGGAAATACTGCATTACCCGGTAGAATCTGTGTATCCTCTTCTAACCTAATAATACCATTAGTGCGTACTGTTAACATATCATCTAAGTCAACATCAGGATGAACTACGTTACGTGGGTTGTTAACCATATAGATGTTATCGTTAATGCCACGTTGTAATGCTGTCTTTTGTAATTGATATGGATAGGTAATCTCTGCACGACTGCGACCAATAGCTTTATGAGGCATTAAGATAGCTGATAATGATGCGTATGGTACGTGGTTAAAGTATTCGTTAACCAATACCTTGTTACCTGATAGCATTACATGTCTGCGTTCTGCGATACCGTCACCGTCAAAGTCCACCTTGACGTATAAGTCAGATATCTCTACAGTTTCAGAAGCCCAGTTGTTGATAGTGTTATCGTAGTTAGAGCCACCTTGGTCTTGGTTGCGTATAGTATCTAGGTTAGAGTTACGGTTGTCCTCTTCATCTACTGTTGATAGTTGCTCTATTAGCTCTCTATCAAAGCCCTCGCTTAACAATTCACCACGAGTCTTGCGTACCCTATCACCAACTAACTCAGCATCATCTAAGCTGCGTGCATTACGTGTGATAAGGAATAACTCTGGCGGTACGTTAATAATACAGACTTTCTGTTTCTCAGTGGTAACGCGGAACTTAATATCAAAGGTAGCAGCATCATTAGGTGTAGCACCCATAACTTCCACTTCTTCTTGTTCCGATACTTCTACCTTAACCTTGTCTACCTTTGAGCCTTTCAAGCTTTCAATGATACCTTGTACTTCCTCAGCATCAACACCTTCATACTCTACCATTTCTACTTCTTTCTGTTCTTCGATAAAGTATTTAACTACACCATTCTTCTGTATCTCAGCATCTTTGAGCCAGTTATGAATGATATTGAATGACTCAGGCTGACTACGTACAATCCAGTTAACGTACTTAGTCTTTTCCTTAGCTTCTTGTATTTCTATTTTACTTTCTGTATTAGGTTGGAATGTAACTACATCACCGGACCCTAAGAAGATTCTAGCTAACGATGGCATATCAGCCTCTACTACATCAGCTATGTCAGTTGATACTACGCTTGATTGATTTGGGATAGCAGAAAACTCACCTGTCTTATTGCCAAGATAGGCTGCTAGGTATTTAGTATTTTCTGTTGAGAATTCACCGTTGTATGTAGCCGCGTCATCTTCTGCCTGTGACAGTAGTGCGACTAATTCGGGTTCTGTCATCTTATTTGGCATGAATGGCTCTCGATGATTAAAATGGATTTGTTACTTTACATATTATAACGTATAACCTAAACTTATACCACCACGGTAATAATAAGGAATTAACCAATGAAAATGCTAGGTAACTTCAAGTGTTCAAATGAACATATAACAGAGAGATTAATAGATAATAAAGTGAAGAGTGTTAAGTGTAGTGAATGTGATAAGGAGGCACTCAAGATGTTAAGTGCCCCTCGTTCGTTTGGTAATACTACTGGCCGGAGTCCATCAGCAACCTATAAAAAATAGTTAATAGTTATTAGTCTTACCATAGTTTAATGCTTTTCTAGCCTTCTTAATCGGAGGCTGGAACATTAACATCATCAAGCTATCTGCCATACCCGGTGAATCAATACCCTGACTTTTCATCTCTTGCTTATTCATGAGTTGCTGTAAGCCATTGCTGTTATTCTTACGTGGTATACGACATAACTCAGAACGTAATGCCGGAATACTTTCAATACCATCACTATCAAAGCTAATCATCTCCTCTGGGTCAACATACTCACCCTTAACTACACAACGGTAAGTGTTATAACATCTATCAGCTAATGATATATAATACTGTGCTCTGTTGTTCTTGAATACCTCAGCATTAGTTAGGTTGCTATTCTTATCACCATAGCCTTTTTGGTATATCTTATCAGCATGGTCTTGTCCCTTACCTGACAATGAGCCTTTGAACATCTGATACTTAGTGTTGGTTGAGTCTAGATTGTTAGCTACCTGCCGTTTAAGACCAGCACCCATACCATCACCATCCCACACAAACCAATCAGCCTTATGCTTTCTAGCTAAGTTAGTAGCCCAATCACAACCCACATCAATCTCACCTGTGTTCTTCTCGTATATATGCTGAACAATGCTGCCATGCCTCATAGCATAGCCTTTGTTATCTTTGCCTGTGTCACTAGGGTCGTGTGCTGCTATCCTAGCCCCTAACGGTTTAAATACTTCTTTAAGCTTATCTATCTTATGTGCATCTATACAAGCATCGAACCATTCCGCCTTAACTATTGAATCAGCTACCTCATCATTGAACTGGCCTTCCCATACCCAATCGTATTTAGCTCTTGATAAGTTCTTATGGTCCCACTGTCTTAGTGTCTCCTGTTCAACATTCCACCATGGATTATCACGCCAGTTAACTACTATGATTAGATGTAAGTCATCTTCATAATAACCATGCTTAGTTAGTTCTCTTAGGTAAGGCACGATAAATCTCTGACTGAATGGGTCGGCACTTGCCTGTGGGTTAGCACTAAACCAACACTCTGCGCCGGGGTTACGTAATATAGTAGGTAGAAGTTTATCTATTGATGCTTGACTCATTGTCTGAGCTTCTTCAAACCATGAGTACTTATAACCCTGTGCTGATTGGATAGAGTTAGGGTTTCTTGCTGCTCCCTTATACGCTGTCTGAGCACCTTCCGGTGATATGATACGCTTCTCTTGTACATTCCATCCATCAAGCATTAAGCGGTCCTTAATAGAACCCTCGAATACACGATGAACTGAATCTGATATAGAGTCTTGGAATTCACGTAAACAATAGATGTCTGCTCTCTCTGTAGCCATCTTAAATGTTAGTGCGTCCCCTATACCGATACTCTTACCACTTCCCCTTCCTCCTATAGCAATCTTTAACTGTTTGCTCTTTGTCAGAAATGGTTCAAGCTTTTTATTTATCTTCAATGTCGGCATTAATAAACTCCACAGTCCATTTGTTATCCGTCTTGAATGTTTCGCCTTCGCTATTCTTTATCTCTACACTTTTCTCATCTGGCATGTACTTCTTAAGTAGCGATAATCGAGAATTAATAGCCGTTGATAACCTACCTACCGACACACTATCTAGCTCTATAGTTAGGTCCTCTAATTTCTCTATGTTATCAAAGACATGCGAAAGCTTGCCGCGTTCAGCTAAATAACGTCTAAGCTCCTCTCTATTAATCTCTCTTGATGCTACTTTTCTATTTGCCATTTGTGCGAGTCCTCTGGGTTATTCGCTGTCTAATTGTTAATACTTAAAGAACACCATGCCTAAGCTAAATAATATACCAATCAATGATGCTATCATAACTTTCAATTTAAACTTACGTGTCTTTTCTTCATCTATCATTATAGCCGCGTATACGTGACAGTATGCTGCTAGTATACCACTGGCTTGTCTAAATGGTAAGTTAGCCATGGGGCCATGCTCAAATAACCACTCAGTTAATAGTGAGCTTGAATCAAAGAAGTTAGAGGTCCAAGTAATCAACCAATACATGTTATCAAACATCTGACCTAGGAACGCAATAACAACGCCTAGAATCAACCATTGCTCACTACTTAGATTACCTGTGGCTTTTAGGCTATTATATGCTGGTTTAAACCAATGGACCAGAACTAGCATACCCATTAATATCGTTAATACTGTAAATCCGCCTGACACTATGTCTATCATAGTTATTTCCTTATTTGAGTTTTCTTATCTCATCAAGTACGGACCTGCTTAACGACTCCACAGCACCCATACGACCTTTTAACTCTCGATAATCGCCTGTCAATTCAGTTAACTGCTTTTGGTTTACTTCATTTAGCAGTTCAAATTTCTCTAGCTTGTCTGAGTCTTTCTTAGTGTGTGAGTTGATAATAAACCACAAACCAGTGATTATAGAAGCCAAAACACTTATAGCGCCTAAAAATTCTATTTTCGTAAGCTCCATAAGTGTCTCTTGGTTAATGCTTTAGCTTTTAACTATTATAACATTTTATTATTTATAAATATATGGCATGAATATTTCATTAAGATATTTCAAAGTGAGGCATATCCCAACCAGTGAACTCCGCACTGCCAAATGTACCGCCCCACGTTACTTCTGAGTTAATCTTACCCTCTTTACGTAGTCTTTTGGCTGTTGCTAGTATCACCCCAGCAATTATTGCTAAGTGTATTTTATCCCACGATGCCTTACCGTTAATGTATGCGTAAAAATCCAAAGCATTACCTGACTGATGATAGGATTTGCTTTTGTATCCGTCACACTTAGATTTGGCGGCCATGAATAACTCGCGCTGTTGTTCTGCTGTTCTCAATCCACCGGAGCTAGGTACTCCAAAATCAATAGGGCTATTCTTAATCGCCTCTGTGAATATTGTTATTAAGTCATTATGAACGCCTAGCATATTCTCTGTGCTTGACCTGCTAAAACTAAAGCTACTCATTTTATTCTCCCTGCTAAGTCTCTTAACGCTCGCTTAACTTCAATCAATTCTTCCACTGCTAACCAAGCATCTGCTATATCAAACTGGTCCCAAGTACCACGCTGTAGTGTTGCTTTTAGTATTACTAACTCCTCATCGCTCATTTGATTCTCCCCTTGCTAAATCAATAGACTCATTGATAATTCTGGTGATGTATTCAATGTAATGCTTTTTATTGTAAAAGCTATCTAATGCATTTGCAGCTTCAATTAACGCTTTCTCTTCTGCTTCTGATAACTTTACATGCTGTTTAGTAATAATCTTCATTGTATTCTCCAGTTGTGTCTATTTCGTCCATTTCATCAATATCAATACCATAATCATAATCCTCATCCGGTTCGTCTAACCAAATAATCTCTTC